AAAAATACCATTTATAGTTATATTAAAAAATTATGATGAAATATATTATAGTTGGGTAATAAAAAGAAAAATAACATATCAACATTTTATAGAAAATATAAAATTAGTTATTCAGTCTTTAGAATTTATATCTAAAAATCCAAAAGAAAATATATATGTCATGGAATATCAAGATGTTATTAATAAAAAAGAAAAATATAATAATCATTTAATGAATATAATAACAACATATAATAAAGTTATTCCACGAGAAAAATTGTTTGAAGAAAAATTTAATCAAAAAATTAAAAATACGAATGTTTATCAATCAGATAAAAAAGCAACAACAATTAATGTAAATACAGAAAATCATAAATTTAAAGAAAAATATAATCAATTATTAAACTCATTAAAAATAAAATTATAAATGCGATTTTACATAATCTTAATCATAATTTTATAATCTTAATTAACATAACAAACTTTTTAAACCTTTTAATGCACCGCAATTTAAATGAATAATATCTTTATTTTCTTCATTTTCAGGATTTAATCTTATAAATATTTTATTTTCTATTTCAGGAAGTTTAAATTCTTTACTCATTGGCTTATTATTTACAATTCGCATAGAATGAGGATTAATCCCGCACCCTATTTCTAACACCAATAACTTTTTATTTTTTTCCTTTATATCATTTAACCATGACAACATTTTTTTTTTAATAAACTCGTACGGTTTTTCATAAAAATCATAATCACCAAACATACTAACATTAGGACGCATGATTTTACCACAATATAAACACTTTGGCATATTTGTTGCTACAAAATTTTCCGGATTAAAATCAGGAATTCTAATATCTTTATGTTCAACTGGACCATGTAATATAGAACATTTTTTATCCATACATTGATATAATTTCATTGAACCATGTGCCTCATAAATTTTATTTTTATCAAAACCGGCTCTTTCAAAATAATTATCAACATTTGATGTACATATAAAATAATTTTCATTCATTTTCTTTTTAACATAATTTAATAATATACTATATCCTTCATGTGGTTCATTTTCATTCATCATTTTATAAAAATTTGCTTTAAAACCCCAAGCTACTTCCGGATTTTTCTTCCACATCTCTAAACTTGATATATCACTATATCTGTACATTTCATTGCCAACTTGAATGGATTTTTCCCATAATCCTTCTTTTCCACGGTATGTAAATATACCGGAATCTACACTCATACCAGCACCAGCAATAATAAAAACTGCTTGACAATCATTAATTACTTTTTTTAATTTATTAATGTTTTGATATTCCATTTAATTAACATTAATTATTTTTATTATTTTAAGTATATTTTATATATAAAAAAAATTTTTATTCATTCTTACATAAATTACTTAATGTATTTCCTCCTTGTACAATCATAGCTAATTCTAACCAAAATCCCATATTAAATAATACAACAGCAAATGCATGTATTTTTTGATCAAATATTGTTTCCGCAAATAATCCTTCAATAGCACCACCTAAAGCAATAAAAACTGGTGGCATTAATGAAAATAAATAACGAAAAAACCCCGGATACATTAAATTACCTAATTCAGTAAATGCATACATATTTAAAGACGCACTCATAATAAAAGGAATTAATGTTGCCCATGCTAATGGAAAAGTGGAACCACCTGCTGTTTGACCCCATTTAAAATTAAATGTTGCTTTATATTCTTGATTTCCCAAATAACCAACAAAAAAACCTAATATTGACAAAAATTTTAAACAACCATAAAAATAAGATGGTCCTAATACAGCATAAGAAAATGCTTGTAATCCTATGTATTGCATATTAAAAATAAAAAAGTAAGCTACTATTCTCAACCATTGATTATTTTTATCTGAAACAATAACATTTGTATTTTCATCATCACCACGCAAAGGACTATCAAAAGGTGCTACTTGCCAACCTTCATATGTATGCATCATAATACCTGGAAGACCACCAAAGAAAGCAACAATAGGTGAAAGTAAAAATAATAATGTTCTTTGAGAATCATTGTCAAAATAAGTTGTCCATTCATTAGAATGATGAAGAATAGAATGAGCCATTAAAAAAGCTGGAATAATAGGTGCCCAATGAACAAATTCAACAAAATTTAACATAAGATTATTAGCAGTATGAGCCATTCCAATATCAGTTAAAGATTGTTTAGGTTGTGCTTTATTCCAACCCCAAGATTGATTTGCTGGATATCCTCTTGAAATCCATTTATTATGAAAAACCATTTTATAATTAATATTATTATAATTTTAAATTAAAAATATAAATAAAATACAAATAAAATATAAATAAAATATAAATAAATATAAATAAATATAAATAAATATAAATAAATATAAATAAATATAAATAAATATAAATAAATATAAATAAATATAAATAAAATGATAATTTATTTTTTTAATATAATATTCCAATTACCACGTTCCCACCAATATTTATTACTATAATTTATTTTTTTTAGCATAACTTCCAAATTATTTTTATTATAAATATAATAATATCTTTTTTCGCCAGAGTTACCAAAATTGATATAATTATGACCTAAAATAAATTTCTTTTTTGATGAATATTCATCACTTTCAAATGCCCACATTGTTATTAATAATTCACCGTTTTTTTTTAATATACGCATTAATTCATGAATTGCTTGAATGTGCTTTTCCTCACTATCTAAATGATGAATAACAGCAATACATATAACATAATCAAACGTGTTTGATAAATATCCTGTAAATAAAACATTTCTTTGACTAACATAATAACCTTTTTCTAAGCAAATTTTAACAAGACTTTCACAATTATCAAACCCAATAATTTCACATTTTTCTTTTAAATATTTTATATTTTTTCCATTTCCACAACCAGCATCACAAACATAATCTTCTTTTTTAAATTTATTTGAAAAATTATTTACAACATCCCATAAACAAAAACGAGTGTCTGAAAAATTTTCCGCATTTAATTCATAAAAAGAATTTACTATTTCCATAAATTTAATTTTTTATATTAATTATTACATTTAAAATTATAATTACTATTTTAAATATATTTTTTATTATATTTTTAACAATAATATTTTGTTTATTATTATTATGAAAGAAATAATTATAATTATAATTATTTTTATAGTTTTTTATATATTAAATAATATTAATTTTGTTAAAAATTTTAATTTTTATAAAAAAGAAAATGTAATTTTATTAACAATGTGTGTAAATACTGTTAAAAATAATTCATACAAAGATCAACAATATAGAATAAATTTATATAAAAATACAATAAATAAATATTTAAAAAATACAAATTTAAATATTTTTATAATTGAATCATCAAATAATCAAGAATTAAAAAATTTATATAAAAATAATAATAGAATAAATATTCATACATTTGATTTAATTAATAAATATGATATTTATTCTTATTATAAATCTAAAGAAAGATTATCAACAATATGTGAATTATTTAGTTTAAAAGAAGCATATAATGTTTTTAATTTAAATCAATATAATTTTATATTAAAAATAACTGGAAGATATTACATACCTAATATTGAATATATTATAAAAAATTTAAATAATTATTATACATTTTATATTCAATATAGAAATTTAGGAGATGATATATTTGGTTCTGAATTATTTATATTTAAATCATATATGTTTAATAAAATATTAAATTATACATTAAAATATAATTTAATTTTAGAAAAAAGTATAACTAATCTATGCTCTCAATATAAATATTCAAAATTATCAAAAATAAAATTAGAAAATAATATATATAGAGGTGGAGATAAAATAAAAATTAAATATTTGTAAATATTTCATATTTGTAAATATATTAAAAATATATTTGTAAATATTTCATATTTGTAAATATATTAAAAATATATTTGTAAATATTTCATATTTGTAAATATTTCATATTTGTAAATATATTAAAAATATATTTGTAAATATTTCATATTTGTAAATATTAAAAACTAAATATTCATTTATAAACATATCATAAATGAATAAAAAACCTCTCTCAGCAGGTTTCGAACCTACGACCTTTCGGTTAACAGCCGAATGCTCTACCACTGAGCTATGAGAGAATAGTTATTACTTATAATTATATATAATATTATTTCTTTAAGTACTTTTATTTTAATTTATTAATAATTAATTAACATAAGGTACATCACTACCAGGTAAGAAAAATCCACCAAAATTATCATTTACGGGTAAAGCTTGAGAAGTACCAAATTGTCTCCACCACATATTGCTATATTGTCTTTGTTGAGCCAAAGTTAAATTCATATTTTTAACACTTGAAATAATTGGAAATTTTTCAGGAAATCTTCTCATCATTGCATATAAATTTTGTTGATGATTTAATTTTCTAAGTCTATAAACATTTGATTTACTACATATTAATTGTTGTGTTGAATTATTTAAGGTATAAATAGGAATTTGTTTAGCAAAATTTTTTCGTGAATAAGTTTGATAAACTGATCTAATACAATTGCTTCTTGCACAATTTTCATTAAATATTAATGGAATTTCATATAAAGTATCATTTGCATCTAATACATAAAATATTGTATTTCCAACATTAGTATCAACTTTAATATTTAAATTATTTCTATAAAAATTAATCATTACATTATTTATATTTTTTGTTTTAACATATCCTAATCCATTTTCAGTTATTTTATTACTTAAATTATTAATACCATAAATTAAATTAGAGTCATCACTATTAAAATTAAATGTTCCAATAAACATACCAATTTGAGTTGTATCTAAATTTTGATTTATATCATTATTTTCAAAATATATTTTATCGTTTTTTAATCTAAATTTATTTATTTTTATTAATTTTAAACATTTAATATTATTATTAACTGTATATAACATATCAAGTTTTGAAGTTCTTAAATTACTCATATATAATTTAATTATATATTATTTTTATTTAATTCTTCATTTATTGAAAAAAAATTATTTATATTATTTTTATATTTTATTTTTTTATTTTTTATTTACTTAAATAAATTAAGTACTAAACTAATACAAAATAATATTATGAAAAATGTTTGAATATATAATATAAAACGAATTGGTTTTTTAGTACATTCACAATCACTATTTACTGTATTCATTAATTTATAAACATTATATATGAAAAATCCATAAACAACAAGATTTAATAACATAAATATAACATATATCATAAACTCATTACTTCCACCAGATTTAATATTACTAATATTTGAATATATAGAAAACATTATAATAATAAAAATTATATACATTATTAATGTAATAGCTTCAATAATAATTAAATAATTAATATTAGCTTTTACTTCTTCATTTCTTTCTTTAAAACAATCACATTTTTTTAAATCATTTAAATATTTAATAATATATCCTAAAATGATACAATATATAATACAAAATATAATAAATGCTAATATAAATGATGATATTTTTCCTTTAACTTGAGTTAAATTATAATCTTTATTTTTTAAATCTAATAAATTTATATTAGATTTAGATTTAGAGCTTTTTTTCATTTGTCTAGAACTTTTTTTAACTTTTCCAGAACTATTTTTTCCAATAGCCATTATATTTATAAATTATATTTTTATTTTTTTTAATAATTCATTAATTTAATAAAAATATAAAATTTTAATAAATAATATTTTTTTCATTTATTTTCTTATTTTTTTCCGCCAACCACGCAGATGGATCCTTTTCTTTCATAAATGGTTGTTTCCAAAAATATGGAATAATATTATCTTTATTTTCATAATATTTTTCAAATATTTTTCTATAATATAATGACTCCTTATCATATGGTCTATTAACTATATATTTATTTTTCTCATTTTCAAATTCTTCATCATTAAACATGTTTTCCATAAAATCCTGAATAATCTTATAAGATGGATTTTCTTCACTACTTACTCCATCTGAAAATGCCGTTTTTACTCTCCATATTAATTCATTAGGCAATATATCTTCAAATGCCTTTCTTAATAAATATTTTTCCATTTTATCTTTAAACATCTTAAATTTAGGTCTAATACTCATAACATATTGAATTAACTCTGGATCACTAAATGGAACTCTTGCTTCCAATCCTGCACCACTTATTGATTTATCTGAACGCAATACATCAAAATAATGTATATTTTCAAGCATTTTTAAATTTTCATCATAAAAATTATTTTCTCCATTAGCATAATAAAATCCTCTATAACTTCCAAAAATTTCATCTGATACATCTCCACAAAATACAACTTTATCATCACTATTATCCCTTATATAACACGATACTAAATAATTTCCAATAGACGCTCTTACTGTTGTAACATCATAACTCTCAATCTGATATATCGTTTTTTCTATTGCACCCAAAAAATCCTCAGGACTTAATTCAATAATCTTATGATTAGTTTTAATATAATCTGCTGCTATTTTTGAATATTTTAAATCTACTGAACCTTTCATTCCAATAGAATATGTATTAATTGTATATGGTTCATAATTTTTAGCAACTAACGCACTTACTATTGTACTGTCTAATCCACCAGATAATAAACAACATATACTTCTATCACTCATTAATCTTTTATTTACTGCCTTTTTCATTAAATTTCTTATATTCTTAATATGAATTTTTTCATCATTAATATTATAAATTGTATCTATTTTATTAAATTTTAAATAAATATTGTTATAAATTTTATTAGTTTCTATATCTATTATCATATAACTTCTTGGATTAAACTGCTTAACTTCGAATGAATTATTTATTGATTTAACTTCACTCGAAATAATATATTCATTGTTATTTTTCCCTATGAATAATGAACGAATTCCTAATTGATCTCTTGAAATAAATATTTGTTTAGTATTATTATCATATAAAACAAAAGCAAATTCACCATCTAATAATTGAAGTGCTTTTTCAATACCAAATTTTTGATATAAATGAATAATAATTTCACAATCACTATTTGATTGATAAACATCATTAAAATTATATTCTTCTTTTAATTCTTGATAATTAAATATTTCACCATTACATATTAAATATATATTATTAATAATAAAAGGTTGATTACTTAATTCATCTAAACCATTAATACTTAATCTATGAAATCCAAAAAATAATTTTTTATTTTTAATTCTATTTTCATTTATATTTTCATTATCATTATCATTATCATTTATATTTTCATTTTCATTTTCATTATCATTTATATTTTCATTTTCATTTTCATTATTAAAATCTAAAATTTTAACAAGAGAATTAGAAGGTCCTCTATGTTGTATTTTATTAAATTCACTATTTAAATAATCATTACTTAAAGTAATACCATAATAAAAAAATATTCCACACATAATTTTTTATTAAAAAAAAGATTTTAAGTTATTTGAAACTTTTTTTTAATAAAATTATTATTTATTATTTTTAATTTAATTCAATTTAATTTAATTATTTATTAAAACAAGGATAATTATATTTTACAATATAATCTAATAATGATTGACATCCATTCTTTTGAATATTACTTGAAATTTCATCTTCATTTTTATTTATATTATTATCTTTAAACACATAAAATAAAGTAGAAATAGCATTTGTTGACAACATATAAGGAACTAAAATATATATAAAAAAAACTATAAAAATAAAAAAAGCTCTCTTTTTCCATCCATCTTCTATTTTTTTATTAACAGGTTTGTATATATAATGTAATATTAAAAATATAAAAATAACAAATAAAAACATGTAAATTATAAAAAAATTTAAATTAAACATTTGTTTTAAAAATTTTATATATTCTTCATCTTTTTGTTCAATAAATGGATATATTGTAGAAAATAATGTAATAGAACTATGTCCAGTTAATCTATAAAATACTAATACAATAGTTGGAAAAATTAATGATAAAAATATATAATATTTTAACCATGAACTTTTCTTTACATCATATTTATCAGCTTTTATTACTTTTCTTAATATAAATGTTGTTAAAAATGGTATAATAAATAAAAAACTCAAAGTAAATAACTTACTATAATTAGCATTTATGTAAGTTGTTGCTGAATCCGATGTTTTAGATACACAATTAGGATTTTTATAAGGATTATTATTAGGATTTTCTTGAACAAAATTAACAATTATTGAAGAAATCATATTTTTCATTTGTGCTTCGACAATTATAAAAATTCCTATTAAATGAGTAATAATTATAAACAAATATGTTTTTTCAGAAAATCCACAAAAAATAGTTGGCTTTTTACCTTCATTAATTTCTTCTTCAGTTAAAATTTCTTCAATACCATCTTTTGGCATATTAATAATATTCATTGGCGATTCTAAACAAAAATCTTTAAAATAATTGTATATACTTCTATTTACTGAAACATTACTTTTTTTATTTTCTTCATCTTGAATTTCAGTTTCATTACTTTCATTACTTTCATCATTAGGTGTAATATATCTATCAACCGATATTCCTGTCATAAAAAATGAACCTGTTAAAAAAAAGGTTGATATAAAAACAACAAGTATATAATTGAAGATAAATAATGATTTATTTCCATTAATAATATTATAAAAACTACTTTTATTAAATGAATATGCTATATTTCCAATTCCTTGATTAGCCATAACTATTATAGATTAATATAAAAATAAAATTAATATACCCCAAAAAATCCACAAATTATAATTATAATAGCTACTATTATATAGATAAAAGCAATAAATACACCAGCTGATGAACCACATTTTAATATATCCATAAATTCATTCATTCCACCAATATTTTCAATTATTTTTTGTGCTGAATTAGTAGTTGTAAAAAAATTACACAATACACCAATAAAAATTGTTTTTATTAACATTTTTGTTGTATCATTTTGATTACCTTTAACATAAGATCCGTCTTCTTTTTTTTCATATTTTTCATTATCTATTTCTAATTTAGCTATTTTTTCTTGAATATCTTTTATTTGAACATTATTTTGTAAATTATTTTTTGATAAATATCTATTTATTTCATTTTGAATTTTTTCATCAAAATCATCATCTATTTTATTATCTGATGTATTTAAATATTCTTCTATTTCTTTAATTAATGAGTCAAAACTATTTTTTTTTAATTGTTCTTTATTATTTTCTAAATAATCTTTTAACATAATTTTTTTTTCTACAATATTTTTATCATCAAAATTAATTGGCTCATCATTATTATGCATGACTTTTTCATAAATTCCTATTAATGCTAAATTAATACCACTTTTTAGTCCACTATTTTCAAGTGTTTGTTTAACTAATTTAGCTGAATTGCTATCTGAATCGATTAAATCATTAAATAAATTTGCAATTTCCAATAACATTTCTTTACTACAACATGAACCAGAAACATCTTCTCCACAAGTTTTATTTTTTACTGGTTTTAAACCTAATTTTAATTCTTCTAATATACCATCATACAAACTATTATCAACAATTCCATTTGTTTTTATATTTTCAAAAATATTTATATCATATAATTTATTTACATCAATATTTTTATAATATGTAGGATAATTACCACCAGACATACCATTTTTATTTTCTACCTTAATTTTATTGTTTTCATCTTCTTTCTTTTTATTATTCATTTTTTTTAATTCACCCATTAATTTATTTTTTATTTGTCCAAAATTTACTTTTGAACAACCAATTTTTGATACTTCTTCTAACATATAAATAATCCCTGGAAATGTGACATCAATAGAAGTATGCATAGCTTTTAAAGCTTGTCCAAATCCCGGGATCATATAAGAAAATGTAAATTTTAAACTTGTAGAAATAGAAATAATTAATTTAATAAATGGTTTAACTAATAAATTTGTAACAAAATTTGATTTTGCCCAACTTTCAATTGGATTTAATACTTTAACAGAATATCTCATCCAAAAATAACTCATAAAATAAAATACTGTTAAAACTAAACCTGCTGTTGAGCCAATTTTATAAGGAGTACATAATTTATTCGGATTATCTGTTAAACTTAATCCTTTTGGAAGACATGCAGCCGTCATACAACCTACACTTATTAATGTATAAGTCGCTAATATAAATAATACATATTTAATAAAATTTATAAATGTAGAAAATCTTCTAACTAATGTACTAAATCCTAATTCGCATATTAAATATCTACTTAATTCATCTTTAGCACGCATCATAATTTCTGCTATAAATGAAACACCACCTGTATTTAACCCTGTTGGTAAAATAAAAAATGGTATAAAAATAATAAAAATACAAGTTAAATAAAATATAATTTTTTTAAATATACCACCACCTTTATTTTTATGATAAAGATGTAATATATCATTTTCTTTTATTTTTAATTTATCACAATAATCATTATTTTTTAATAATTTATTATTGTAAAATAATTGAAAATCTTCAATATTACACAAAAAATGTTGTTGAATATAATTTTTTTTATTCTTTAAATATTCATTTATATCATTTTTTATACTTAATATTGAATCATATTTATGAATATTTATTTTATGTACTTGTTTATTATATATTATATTAATATACATCTATTTTATAATTACAAAAAAAATCTGTAATTATATTTTTGTTATTTTTTTATTTTATTCTTTATTATACCTAAATATATAAAAATTTATATTATTTTTATTTAAATAATCATTATATAAATTTCTTATTTCTAAATATTTTTCATATCCTTTTTGACTAAATGTAAAAAATATAAATACATCTATATTTTTTATAATATGATTATTTAAATAATTAATTAACGCTATTTTTATATTTTCATTTTTTAAATTATCATTTTTATTTTCATCTTCGTTATTATTATTTTCATTATTATTATTTTCATTATTATTATTTTCATTATTATTATTTTCATTTTCATTATTATTTTCATTTTCGTTTTCGTTATATATTTCCTTATTTGTTTTATTCTTTTTATAATATTCAATATTATATTTATCAAGATTTTCAACTAAATAATTTAATATTTCATTATATTCACTTATAATTAATATTCTTCTATGATATTCTTTATGAATTATATTTTTTAATTTATTTATATTTACATTTATTTCATCATTGTTTTGTATAATATTATATATCATATTATAATTATATCTACATATTGGACATTTACTCTGATTATTATTTAATTCTTCATTTATTTTATGCGTTAATATACAATTTTTACAAAAATGATGAGTACATCCCAATATACATATTTTATGTTTTTCTATTTTTGATAAACATATACTACAATTTGTATTATATTCTTTGTTTATTAAATTATTAATATTATTTTTATTTTCTTGAATAATACTTTCTATATTATTTTCATCCATTTTTTGTATATATTTATTATTTTTACTTAATAATATTTTTGCTATTTCTAAATCACTATTGTTTAATTTACTAATAATTTTACTTTCTTCATTATTTTCTATGTTGATTAATTCATCTATATTATTTTTCGTTTCATTATTATTGTTTTTAATTAATAATTCATTTTTTAATATATATTTATAATTTATAAATCTGTTATTTATTAATTCATCATTATTAATTAATATTTTACTTATATTTTTTAATAATTGATCATTTATTTCATTTTCATAATTTATATATATATTATTATACATTCTTAATTCTTTTATATATTGAATATCACTCTTATTAATCTTATTAAAATTATCTATAATAATATTTGACCATCTAAATAAAAATATATTTTTAAAAGGACTATTTAGTAAATCATTTTTCATATTTTCCTCCATTAATGAATTTATAATATTTTGTTTTATATCAACATCATTATATAAATCAAATTTTTTAAAATAACTATTTAAACTATTCATATTAATAAATATATAATCACATTCATCTATATGATTGTTTTTTATATCTTTTATATTATTTATATTATTTATTTCTAAATATTTAACATCATAATTTATTGATTTAATTATATTAATAAATAACTCTATTTTAATTTTATTTGATATAATTAAATTACACTTTGACTTTATTAAATTATTCTCTAATTTATTCTCAAAAACTTTTATTTTTTTATTTAAATTATTTGAGCTTATATTATATATACAATTTAAAATTAATATTAAATTTTTTAAATATGAATAATTATTAATTATAAAACCCTTTCCCCTAAAATTAATCTTATAATTTTCATCTATATACTCTAATTTTGAAAAACACATTCTTTTTATATCTGCGTATAAATCATCATCTAATTTATATATATAATTATTTCGTAATTTTATAGTAGTTATATCAAAATATCTTGACAAAAATATTATTTTTTTTATATTTTTAATATCATAATTATCTATTATTTTATTATGTTGAATAATATTTATTGACTTATTATTTATTGTCTTATTATTTATTTTTTTATAATTGATACTATAATTTTTTAAACTTTTTTTGTTTATTATATTTTCTAAATACAAAAATATGAATTTTCTATATTTAATTTCCTTTCCTTCTTCTATATATTTCTTCAAATAATTAATATTTAAATATAAATTTACATTATTTCTTTCATTATTCATATCATGATTGACATCATTACTAACATCATTGTTTTTAAATTCAAAATATTCTTGATAACTTATTAATAAATTATTAAGATCTTCACTATTATTAGTATTCAAAGTACATAATAATAAATTCATTCATAAAGTAATTTAATTTTATTTTTTTAAATAGTTAGTTTTAATATTTTTAATAATAATCTAAATTATTAATAAATAAATGAAACCAAATTTAACTTCAAATTTGTTAATAAATAAAATTATGAAAACAAATACAAAGGTTTCTATTCAAAAAAGAATTATTTCAAATACTTATTTTTTTAATTTTATTTATTTTACATTTTTATTATTAATTTTATTATTTTTAATTTATTTATATAATGATAAACAGTTAAGAAATAAAATTCAAAAATATTATAAAAAAACTAATAATAAAACTAATAATAAAAAAACTAAAAAAACTAAAAAAACTAAAAATTAAAAAGTAAAAATAAAAACTAAAAAATTAAGAAAATCTAAGAAAATTTATATTTGTTTTATTTTATTCTTTTTTCATTTAAATTAAAATATTGTTAATAATTATAATGAGTAGAATTCCCTTATACACTCAAACGTCATATGATTGGCATTGTAATAAAAATCAAAATCCTAAACCATACGCTGTAGATTTAAACGTAGGTACAAATGAATATATTTTTGGAAGGGTCACTCCTGATAATAAATTTATTGTATCAACAGGATTAATTAATGATCCAAAACCATATGGAATTCAAATGGTTGGTGGTAAAAAATCTAAATCTAAATCTAAATCTAAATCTAAATCTAAGAAAGGTGGAAGTAATTTATATGAATTAAGTAATTATAAGAATAATGAATTAATTTATAATGCTTTAGATAAAATTAATCAATTAAATGGATTAGGTGCTAATACTAAAAATTCAATGATTAATGCACAAAATAATATTGTAGGTGGTAAAAAACCAGTAAAAAAAATGAAAGGTGGTAATAAAGTTAATTTTTCTGGAAAATTTAATTTTAGTGAAAATGAAAAAAAAAATATTTCCAATAAGTCTATTAATAAATTAACAAAAGACCAAGAAAGACATATACGCGAGGTTTTTAAAAATCCACAAGAATTTAATGGAAATTATTTAGTATGGAATAATCCTAATTTTTTAAAACTTATTAATGAAGATATACCTGTAGAAGAAAAAAATAAAATGATTTTTATGGGATTTATGGATTATAGTGAAGAATATAAGAAATATGAAATTAAAGAAAGTGGAGTTGCTACTAATTTTTTTAAAAAAAATAGAAATACAAGTAAAAATAATTTAAATAAATTTGATGAAAGTAATATGGTTTTTATGAAAGGTGATGGTTGGTTTGTTAGAAATGTTTATAATAAATCTTCTTATCTTAATCCTTGGGAAAATGTAAAAATTATTATTGATGAAGATGAAAATATTCCATTATCTAAACCATTAGATGAAAAAAAATTAAATGCTAAAAAATATTATGTATTTAGACCAAATCAATATGAATTTAGTTGGGGTGGTAAGAAAAATAAAAAAACAGTAAAAAAAACATCCAAAGAACAATCAACTAAAAAACCAACTAAAAAATCTACAGCAAAAAAAATATCCAAAGAACTTACAGTAAAAAAACCTGTAAAAAAAACAACAACAAAGAAACCATCAATTAAAAAAGTAAAAAAAACACCTACTAAAAAACCTATGAAAAAATAAAAATAATTATTAGAATATTTTTTAATTAATAAAATATATAAATAAAATATATTTAATTATTATATAAATATGAGTAATGAATCTATAGGATTACAAGCTTTATTTAATCAAACAAGACAAAATATAAGTTGGATAGATTATACAGATTTATTACTTCTTTATGAAAAAAAAGGAGAAATAAAAAACACTAATAATAATAAAAAAGAAAATGATTATTTTGTAAAAGATGATACAATTAGATTTAATACAAAAAAAGTTTTTCAAAAATATACAGAACAAAAAATTCATACCTTTGCACAAAATATGTATTATTTTTATAATAATAAAAATAAATTTACTAATATAACAAACACAAAATATCTTACTGTAGAAAATATTCAAAAAATTTTAACATCTATATTAAAAAACAAAAAAGATCCACAATTTGAAAAATTTTACAAATGGAATAGTAATTCACCTTTATTACCAGAAGGAGATAGATATAAATTTTTAGCTTATGATATTCAAGATTTTTCTGTATTTGAAAAAGAATATACAGATATTATTAATCAAATTGAAAAAAAATTTAATAATAACGAATTATATAATTATAATAAAAACAATTCACAAATTCAAAATCAAAAATATATAAATAAATTAAAAGAGTATAATGAATATTTAAAAGAAAATCATTTTATTACTTATGTACTAAATAATATACAAAAAGCACAGAATTCTGCATGGTACAAAGGTAAACCGTATAATGAAGTAATAAATAGAAATATAAAACAATCATTTAAAGATTTTGAACCTGCTAGTAATTTAAAATTTAAAAAATTAAATCAACAACTTATGAAGAGTAGAAAAATATATATAAGTATGATAAAAGAACAATTTAAAAAAAATGAAAATAACACAAGAATAACAGATAAACAATTAGACTTATTCAGTTTCTTTAATTTAACACCTGATAAATTACCATCACAGGAAGATAAATTTCCATTAAATTTAGTAAATAGAGATTTACAAGATAATACAAATAGAGGTCCTTACATATATATGGGAAGATTACTAGATGATAAGAGTTATTTTGGATTAAGTTGGACTAATGAAAGAACACAAAAAAATGTTTATTTAAATGGTTATGGAGTATTTGTAATTAATGTTACATGGAATATGGATTTTTACAAAGCAACACCATTAATAAAAAAAAATATAAATGGAAAAGAACAATTTGAAAAATATCCAACTTTTAAAGAAAATGGATTTAAATTTGATACAGCAACAACAAGTTTTGATTATAAATGGACTGGTGGAAAACCAACAAAACCAAAAGTAGTAAAAAAAAAACCAGTAAAAGTAATTAATAAAAAAAGACAAATAAAAACAAAATATTCAAAAAAATAAAAATAAAAATAAAAAATCAAAAAAAATATTTAAAATTCTTTTATAATATTAATATATGGAATATTTAACAAATATTAATAATATCCAAGATTTATATAAAGTAAATAGAAATAAAAATTTTGAAAATTATGAAAAATATTTAAGTTATTATTATCAAAAACCAAATAATAAAGATAGTTATATAAGAAATCGTGAAAATAATAAATATATATTACAAGAAGTAAAAAATCCAAAGAAAAAAATTATTATAGAACCTGCAGTATATGTAAATTTATTTGATTTATATAAAAATTTAAAATTATATAATGAAATTATTTTAGATAAAGTGTCATTATTAATTGAAAAACCACAAAATATTGATGCTAATGATAGAGAATATTTTGATGAATTAATAAATAATTATAAGATTTATAATAAAAAAATACAAGAAATAGATGAATTAAATAAAGAACATTTTAAGGAAATAGAAAAATTAGTAGAATATAAAATAGAAAATACAATTTTAATGGCAAAATATTATAATGAAAGAAATTTAGTATTTAAAAAAATTAACAGTACTATAGAAAAATCATCAAAAGATAAAATCATAAAAAAATTTAATGAAAATAAAAATAAAATACCAGATCAATCAGAAATAAATAAAACAGCAAAGTTATTAGATATACCAAGTAATGAAGTACAAACATGGTTTGAATGGATAGAAAAATGTTTTCAATATTTAACTGCTAGAAAAATAGTATATGAAACAATTACAAATATTAATAAAATAACTAAAGAATTTGAATATAAATGTGAAAATTTTATAATTAAAAAGCCAACATTAGAAAATTAAAAAATAAATAAAGAAAAATTAAATATAATTAAATAATATATGGCATTAATAAAATTCACAGATTATATAGATGCAAATGCTTTTTTTATTAGTTTAGCATTAGGATTATTATTTTTTTATGTAATAGCACCACAAAAAAGAATAATTATTAAATATCCAAATCCTGAAAATGCAGAAAAAACAGTATATAAAGATAATAATGAGAATTGTTATAAATTTAAAGCAGAAGAAGTAAAATGTCCTGCTAATAAAAGCTTAATAAAAGATCTAAGTAATAGTGATGATTAATAATATTATTTTCTTTGTTTAAATTATATGAATATATTTAAAAATAAAATAACAAAAATCATATTAGGATTATTATGGGGTTTTGGATTAGCAGTTATTTTTCGTCATGCATGTTTAGGAAAAAATTGTATTATATATAAATCACCAGTTCCCGCAACTATAAAAAATAATATTTATTCATTTGACGAAAAATGTTTTAAATATAAACAAGTTAGTACAACATGCACAAAAGATGCTATAGAAAGTAATTAATGCGTAAAATACTTTTTTTATTTTTCAATTATTATTTTAAAAATATGTCAGATAGTAAAAGTACTCCTATTGCAAGTCTTAATAATAAAAAAGATGACTCCACAGTTGTAAATGATATTTTATCTAAGTATAATAATCTTCAAGAAAACCCTGATGGAACATTACCGCCTTTAAATCCAAATGTATCACAAATGGAAAAAGATTTTGAAAATCGCAATATGAATGATCAATTATTTAATTTAAATTCTGATAATACACAATTTAAAGAACATTCTATGAATGAACAAAAAAGAATTTCTAAAATGAATAAACCACCTCAAGAAGAATATTATGATGAAGAAGATTTTGATGAATATGAAATAGAAGAAATGCCATTATGGAAAAAAGTAGTAAATGAAATTAGAGTTCCATTATTTATATTTTTGATGATATTATTATTTATGTCTCAATTTATGGATAAAACAATGATACAAAAAATGCCATTTTTAGGAAATCAATTTAATGAAATAAATACTAAAGGATTTTTAGTAAAAGCGGTATTATGTTCATTAGTAGCATATGTATTAATCAGATTTATTAGAGTATAATTAAATAATTATTTTTTAAAAAAATATTCTTTGTTTATATTAATTATGACAAAGAATAGTTTTAATATTAATAAATATAATATTAAATTAAATGATACTTATAAATTAATTTTATATGGAATTATTGCAATATGTTTTTTATTATTATTATTAAAAAAAAATTTAAATATTTATATTGAAAAACTAAATTTATTTGTATTAATTCTTTCATTAATAATAATAATTACTAAAAATTGGTTTGTTTCTATTTTAACATCAATTATATTATTTTTAATATTAAATTTATTATTTAATTTAAATAAAAAAAAAAATAATTATAAAATAGAAAGTTTTTCTAATAATGATAAAAATGAATCAAATAATTCAAATGAAACTTCTCAAGATAATTCTGATAATTTAAAAGGTAAACTTGAAGAAAAAAAAGATGAATTAATGAAAAAATTAGAATCAAGTAATTTTTTAGATAATATTACAAAACAAATGCAAGATTTACAAAGTAGTGATAAAGCAAAAAATGCTGTTGATGGATTAAATGATTTATTAGCACAATTAGATGGTGGTATTAAAATTAATGATAGTGATAAAAAAGAAACAGCAAAATTAAATGTTGATGCTAATGAATTTAAAGATGAAAAAAAACCTGATACTATGAGAAAAGCACAACAAGATACATATGAATTAATTAATATGGTAGATAGTTTAAAAAATACTATGGAAACTTTGGCTCCTGTTTTAAGTCAAGGTAAAGAAATTATGAATATGTTTGAAAATTTTAAAATGTAATTTTCTTGTTATATATTTAAAATAAATATATTATTTTAAATTAGTATTATGAATAAATTTATTCAAAATTTAGTATTATTAATGTTATTAATTACTCAATTTGTAGTAATTTCTAATTCTACTACAACTACTGCTTCAAAAAAACAAAGAAAAGTAGATATAGTGAATGGATTTGAATTATTTCAAAAAGAATATAATAAATTAGAAAATAAAAATACAACTCTTGAAAAATTAATTAATAATTCACAATCAACAAATTTAATTAAAATACCAAATTCTAAACAATTAATACCAGCATTAATACCTTTTTATGATTTAACTACAAAACAAATATTTAATAATTTATTTAAAATAATAAAAGCACAACAAGAAGAAAGACGTTTAGTTATTTATAAAGGTGATAATAAATACAAAAAATTTTTTCTTAAATTTGAAAATGTAATAATTAATTTATTAAAAAAATATGATTTTTCAAATTTAGTATTTAGAAGAAAAGATCTTCCAGAAATAGAAGAAGTATCACCATCATTATCATCATCATCACCACCATCATCATTACCACCATCATTATCATCATCATCATCACCATCATTAAAAAAAAAGCCAATTATGAAAAAATTTTATGATTACCTAGGAATAATACCAGAATCATTAAGAGGACTAGTACCACAAAGAAGACCACCAGGAGCACAGCCAGGAGCACCAGCACCAATAAGACCACATACCTACCACCACCAAGCACAACCAAGAGGACTAACAGCACCACCAGGAACAGGAGCACCAGGAGCACCAAGACCATCAGTAGCACCAACAGGAGCACTAACAACAATACCAGGAATAACATCAAGTACAGGATTAGAAACAGTAAAAAAACCACAAGTAGAAAAAATATCAGGTAATTTAAGTAGAGAAAATACAAAAGATTTTTTTAAGCAACTAAAAAATATAATAAAAATAAGTAAAAAACATTTATCTAAAAAAGTTGAAATTGCAAATGATTTAACAGGTGAAGAAATAATAAGTTCATTATCTGATTATAAATTATTGAAAAAATTTAATTATAATTTTTACAAATTATTAAATGATTTTATAAATGAAAATGATATAGAAACACTTGAAACAGTAGATGATAAATTAAGATATGTTGAATATTCAAAAATTGTTAATAATAAAATAAATACTAATTGGCCATCAAGAGAGCAATTAAATCAATATGATATATTATTGAAAACTACACCAGCAGCACCATCATCATCAACACCATCAAAAGAAATGATGCAAGAACTATTGAAAAGAACTCCAAGATTAGAAGGAAAAGGAGGAGGAACATCAGGAAAACCAACAAATATATATCCTAGAAATAAAGGTATAACACCACCATCAACAATATCACCATCAACAATACCACCATCAACAATACCACCATCAACAATACCACCATCATTATCGACATCATCATCAACAGCATTACCTTCCCCAACATTGCCAATAACTCCACCAGTAGCATCAACAACAGAGCCAAAAAAATATAATAATATTAACTCTTTAAATACAAATATTAATCAAATTATAGATAACTTAATTAAAAATTTTATAAAAATAGAAATAAGAATTGATGAAATCTGGAATTCAAGATATAAAAAAGAAAATTTTTTTAAAAAAGTATCTGAATTAGATTTTTTAAGAGAATTTAATAGAGATATGTATAAATTATTAAATAATTATTTTAAGGATGATGATTATATAAAAAATATATATTATACACAATCACCAGCACCAGCAACAGCACCACCAGCACATCAACCAAGATTACAAGAATTAGTTTATTCTGAAATTATAAATGGAATTACATATAATAAAGATAAATTAAAAAATAAAATTTAATAAATTTCACAGAAATCATTTCCAGTACTATAATATGCAGCTTTTAAACCATATTTAGATATTGTTGCTTTAATTATAGATGTACATTTCTCACATGGTTTTGAATTTAAAAAATATGTTTCATTTGTACTTTCATTATATCCATATCTTATAACATATAACATTGCACCTTTTAAATTATTTCTATTTACATTTTTTAAAGCTGTTTCTTCAGCATGTTTAGAAAATCTTTTTTGTCTTCGTATATTTATATCACTAATATGCTCCATTTCCATACTTCTTCTTTTATTACAAGCACTTGAAATAATTTTACCTTTTTTATCAACTATTACACATCCATGCTTATTATTCATATTACTTTTTTTAGCTATTTCAATGCAACATTCCATTAAATGAATATCATATTTATGAATTTTTTTATAAGATTCCATAAATTCATATATATATATTAATAGTTATTCTTTAAATATTTCTTTTTTTAAAAAAATATAATTTTTAATATTTTTAATAATATTTTTCTTTTTTTATATTATTATATAATAATGAATTTAAAAGATTTTACTTATGGCTTATTAATTTTAATTATTCCATTAATATTAATAATATTATTATATAGATTTTATGTATTTAATAAATGTCATAATAATAAAGAATGTATCAAAAATAAATTAGTTTTTGATATAAGTAATATTAATAATAAATTAAATGTTTTAAAAAACAATGAAGAAATAAAAGAAGAAATAAAAGAAGAACAAATAGAAGGATTTTTTGGAGGATTTTCTGATTGGTTATATAATAAAGTTGGTGGTGGTAATACATCTAATAATATGACTGTTCAAAATGATACTCAAAATCAAAGTTTAACTCAACCTCAACAACAATTAGCATCAAATATTCAATCTAATCATATTCCTCCGTTAGATAGTAAATTCCCCGCCGAAAATATTCAAGATGCATCAAATCAAGAATTATTAGATTCAATTAATAAAACAAAAGACACAATTAAAAGATATACAACACCACAAAATAATATTAAAGATTTAAACACAATGAATAATAATTTACAAAATGAAATAAATGCAAAATTAAATAATATCAAAGAAAAAGTCAATACTAATACAAATACTTTAGTTCAAACAGAAAATCAAGAAAAAATAAAAGAAAAAGTAGAAAAAGTAAAAGATACAATAAATGAAAAACCAAAAGAAACTAAAATTGAAATGCCTAAATTAAATTTATTTAAAGAATGTAATTTTTATTCTGATAAATGTCCATCTGGATTTAATGATTTTGGTTCAATTGGATTAACAGGACTTGATAAAAATGTTATGTTAAGCTGTGGTAATGTCGAAAATACAAAACCTGCTAAAGCAATTGCTAAAATCAAAAATAATTCATTAGATGAAATTATTGTTATTGATAAAGGACATGGTTATAATCCAGAAAAACCACCAGCAATTACTATTGTAGGTGGAAAAGGAAATGGAGGACACGCTGAAGCAATAATAGATGATGATGGATATTTAAAATTAATAAAAATAATACATCCAGGAAATTATTATACAGAAACTCCAAATGTTATTATTGAACCACCTTATATGAATTCTAATTGCCATTTTTGTTGTAAATTAAATAATTAATATTTTTATTTTTATTTTATCAATTATTAATAAATAAAATATGTTTTATTAATATAATGAATAAAAAAATATGTATTCAAGAAGATAAAATGAAATATTACATTTTAATTTTATTATTATTTATAGTAATAGTATTTTATTTATTTTATCAATATACATACAATAAAATGAATGAAGAAAATAAAGAATCACAATCATTATTAAAATCTAAATTAGATGATTTAGAAAATAATATAAAATCTAATAATGTAGAAAATTATAATAATGTACAATTGAGTACTCCATCTATTCCTATGTTAGTAGAAAATAACCCACAAAAATTAAATGCATTAGATAGAGTATATAATCCATTAAGATATCCATATAAAAGTGATTATTTTTATGATCAAAGCTGGTATCCTGATTTAAAACTTCCTAATCAAGTTATTGGTTGTGGTGGTAGAAATCAACCATGTGTTGGAGGAACACAAGTACCTATTTATAATCCAAGAACTCCAATAGATATTAGTAATACAAATATATCACCAGTTTATGTTTCAACAAGGGGACCATTAGGAGAACCACAACAAATGGGTGTATTATATAAAGTATATGGTGATGAAAATGATACATTACCATTATTTGGAAGAAAAAAATATCCTAATGATACAAAATATGAATATTATACATTATTAGGAAGATATGGATCAAAAGTTAATATAATAACAAAAAATAAAAATGATGAATTAGGTACTAATGATATTGTTTTTATTAAGGGAATTAATGAACCATATAGAGTAACCATTTATGAATCTGATTTTCCACAATACATACCTTATTTATGAAATAAATAACATACCTTATTTATGAAATAAATAACATACCTTATTTATGAAATAAATAACATACCTTATTTATGAAATATATAACATACCTTATTTATGAAATATATAACATACCTTATTTATGAAATAAATTTAATTAAATTTCAATATTTTTTTGAAAATATTTTTTATATTTATCATTAATTTCTAAATTATTACTATCTTTAGGAATTATTAAATCACTTAATTCATTCGCATTTTTTTTCATTCCAATATCACAATTTCTTAAATATGATGATGTTCCATATGTATCTTGATGTTGATAAAATTCACTATATTCATCATTATTATAAGCAACTAATGGTCCAGTTTGAGAATTAAGATTAGAAGCAATTTTAAATTCATTATTTACATTATATAAATTATCAAAATAATTTTGCGCTTCTAATGGAGAAGACTCATAACCAGGAGGAGGACAAACACCTTTTACTTCTTCTAAAGGTATATTTTTCTTTAATTTATATAAATTTTTTAAATGAACATATGTTAGTTTTTCTTCTTGATCTTTAAAACAATATAACCAATTAACATAATCTTGAATAGTCATATTAGGAGGATAATTTAATTTAAATAAATCATAATCTATTGGGCTTAAATCTTTTGGATCAGGATAATTCATTATTCCTAAATTACATTGTTCGTGTTTATGGTCTAAATAACAAATATGACTTGATTTTTGTTTATTTTCGTAAGTTTTATTTTTGTTTTCATATGAATCAAAACCTTCTAATAGAAAATCTGAATTTTCTGCAAAACTATTATCAAATTTAAAATTTTTTATTTCTTCTCCATCAGTCGAATCAAATTTTTTTGATTGAACAATATATTTAAGAGTTTCATTTTTAATATTTTCTTTTATAAAATTTTTAGGTAATTTAACATTTACATTAGGAGTTTCAACTTTAATATTATTAAATTTTTTTTCAATTAAATTAACTAAATTTTTAAAAGTTAAATAAAAAATAATTATGATTAGAAAAACTAATATTAAAAAATTTATATTATTCATATTATTTACTTTGAAAATTTTTTTAAGAATTAACTTTCATAATATAAGTATATTATCTAAAATTATATTATTATATATTAATAGATGTCTAGTGCAGATTGTTTTAAATTTGACAATTTTCCATCTGGAACAGATTTATCAGACATTTTTACAAATAATAAAAATACTGTTAATCCTATATTACCATTTGGTTTTAAAATACAAGGTGAAGTAAATATATGTGTTTCTAAGTGTGGTCATACTTTAAATAATTGTGAAGATTTAAAAATAGAAAATGTAATTAATTATGGTAAAATGTTGGTATTTGTGCCAAAAAATAAAGATTGTGAATTAACTCTTGATTTTGATTTCAAAAGTAGAAATTTAAATTCTGAATTAAATAAAAGTTATAAATTAATTTATATCACATTTTCTTGCCCAGCATTATTACAAATAGGTGAAAATAATTGTGATTTACAAGGATTTTTCATTTTTAAAAATCAAGAAGGATTATATTGTATTTTATCTACATTATATAGAGCTCAATTACCATATGATAATTTAGCAAATTCTTTGTTAAGTAGTTTATTAAATAATAATATACCATCTAGTGGTTCAGGAGGAGGTTCATCCATTCCCATTAATATTAGTGATTTCTTTCCTCAAGAAGAAAAAGATTATTATCAATTTACAAATAGCGAAAAAAATAGCAATTCTATTAAAGAAAATATTTTAATTAAATTATATTCTAAAAAATTAAATATTAGTCAATCTATTATTAATAATTTAAAAAATAAATTATTCAAAAAAAATTCAACTTGTACATATGATTATTTTAATTCACAATTAATGTCTAATTATTCTGTTTTACCTACAAATTTAGACATTTCTTATGTAAAAGATCATGGTAATTTTAAATTATGTGGAGTTAAAGAAAAAATGGAAGATTATAATGAAAAAACAATAGTAGAAGAAGAATATGAAGAAGAAGAACCATCAATTATTGATAAATTAACAAATTCAAATTTAGAAGAAAAAAAAGAAAGTTATATTAATTTTACAAAAGATGCTAAAACATTAAAAATTTATAAAATTAGTGTGACAACAGAAGATGGAAAAAAAGGAATACCCGAAAAAAGTTTTAAAAATCCTTCAGGTAGTTTAAATCAAGACGATGAATATGTTGATTATATAACATACAACGAATTATTTGTATATTTTCCTGATTATGATGAAAGTGAAATTCAAAAATCAATTAATGAATTTCCTACTTATGCTTATAAAAATGCATATTGGAGAACAGATTATACAATTAGATTATTTAAAAGTGATGATAAAGATAGTTCTAAACAAAATTTAACAGTAAGTGCAAGTCCACCAATTAAAACTAATACTAATTTTTTTACTATTACTGAAAAATCATCTATATCTGAAGCAGCATCGTTTATTGGTGGAAATACAACACAAGAAGATGTATTTACTTGTATGCAGAATTTTCCTAATCAAGATATAAATGGTTATTATGTATCATATTATTATAATGTATCAACAACAGATAATATATATTCAAAAATAATGTATATTGTATGTTGTGTATTAATTATATTGTTAAATTTTTTATTTTATAGATATATATATTTTATAACAAATGAAGATTATGAAAATGTAAGTATGAAAGATGATGAAATTATTAATAATGATGATTTAAAACAATTAGCATCATGTAGATTATTATTTAATATAATATTTGTTTTTCAAATAATTATGACTATTGTTTATACAATCTTAAATTTATCAAATATAGCGTCACAAACAACATTATATTCTTCAATTTTAATTTTAACATTATTATCTACGATATTTTTAACTTTATATTACGGATATTTAAGATTACAATTTAGTAATAAAAAAGTTTCATATGCTGAACATAAATCTTTAAAAATATTATTAGAAAGAAATAAAGAACATGATGAAAATAATGAGGAAGATGATAATTATTTATCAAAAGTATTAAATTTATTAAAAAATTATTTACTTAGAAATGATAATAGTAATGATGAATTAAATGATTTATATCAACAATTATTAGATTTAAAAAAAAGATTAGATGAAATGAATAATGAATCAAGTAATTCAAATGAAGAAGATGATATATATGATGAATTAGAAAATATAATAGAAAGATTAAAAAAATATATTCCAGAAAATATTTCAGAAAAATCAAATAATTCAAGAGCAAGTATATTTATAAAAAGTATATTTTCATTATTTACATCCATATTAAATTCAATAAATTTACAATATAGAAATAATATGAATATAAATAAAAAAAGTGCTCAAAATATTATTAAAAAAATATCAAAATTTATTGGTAATAAAAATTTAAATACAGATAAATTTGATACTAATAATTTAGATATTAATAATATTAATACAAATAATAAAAAAGGTGGGAAAAATGAAAATCCATTTACTTTACCTACTAATAAAAACACCACTAATAATGATATAAATAATAATGAAAAAAATAATGATAATACTGAAGTTAGTATTAATGGTAAAATATTTGGTAAAAGAGTATTTCCTGATTTAAATAATGAAAATGAAGAAGATGAAGAAAACGAATTAATAGAAAAAGATCCTAATAATTTATTAAAAAATTTATTAAAAATAATAACAATAAAAAATATATTTATATGGCATATTTTTATTGTAATTTTATGGAATTTAACATCTTATATTAAAAGTATATTGCAGACATTTGACACCTCAAAAAAATATATTGATACAGCAAAAACATTATTTAGTTTTACAAATTTATTTTTTATATTATTATTAGTGCTAATATTAATTTTTAAAATATTTAGTTTATTTGTTCCTATTAAAGATGAAGATAAATTTACAATATCACATAAATATTTTTTAATGTTTATAATTATATTATTTTTATCTTATTTATGGATTTATTTTGTATGGTTTATGTTAAAATTATCAAATATTTTTTATAAATATGTAATGATATTTTTATTAATTATATTTTTAGTTATAGGAATAATAATTATAAGTAATTTTTATTTTGATATTTATTCATATTTAACATTATTTGCTTTTATATTAACATTAATTTTTGCTATATTTACTAAAGTAAATCATCAATTTAAATGGGCATCAATATCCTTTTTTATAATATTTTTCTTAACACTATGTTTTTCAATATATTATTATAGTCAAAATTATTTAATTGGAATAATAATTAGTTTTATTATATTTATTGTATTAATGATGTTGACAATATTTGATGTAATTAATCTTGAAAAAATGTATAAATTTAACTTTTTCATTACACCAATAGTTTTATTAGTAATATATTTATTTTTAAATAAATTAGATCTTAATAATTCAAATATACCATTTATGATCCCTGTTAATAAAAATAACTATAATAATAATAATAATAATTCAATGACAGGTGGAAATATAAATATGCCAACAGAAATAAACACAACTGGAATAAATACAACAAATATTCAACATATTAAAAATTTGACAAATTTAATTTCATTTTATGAAAAATCAGGAAATAAAAATAATAAAAAAATAATTGATAAATTAAGAGAAGAATTATTAAATTCACTATAAAAAAAATTGATTTTTTTACTCACATAAATAAATTATATTATGTCATCATATGTTGAAAGATTATCATTAACAGAATTAAAAAGTAGAAAAGATTTTTTAGAAGAGCAACTAAATATTGTAAATGATTTAATTGTTGAAAAAGAAAAATATAAACATGAAGAAAATCAAAAGCAAATATATAAAAAAGAAGAAAAAGAACAAATAAAATCATTAGAATCAAAATTAAAAATTAAAATAAAAAAATAAATACTTTATATACATTAAAAACTTTTAGTTAAATTTATATATTTTTTATATAAATTTTTTTTAAATGAATAAAATTATAACAAATAAAGTCATACCTCAACAAACCCAATTAAAATATTTAATTGTTATTCCTTGTGTAAATCGCGAAGAACGTAATGCAGTTAATGTCATTCAACAAACATTTGAAGGATTTGAAAAATCAGGACTTTTTCAATCCAATATTGATTTCAAAATATTATTATTTGAATCAGGAAGTAATGATAAATCATATTTAGATTTTTTACAATCATATCAAGAAAAATTACCAAATAAAATATTTATTATTCATTCTAATTTAAAACATAATGGAAATACTAACACTTTCCGTATGTTTATGTATTTAAATAAAATACCTAAATCACAAGTCGATTTTATAATATGGATGGATGATGATGTTTTTGTATGTAATAAATTTATTGAAAATGCCGATGCATGGATAAAAAAATATGCAAATTTTTCAATGTTTTCTTCACTTTATGTACCATATAATTCATATCCAATTAATAAATTTACAAATATTCATCATGCACGAACACAAGATTTTTATGGTACTTGTTGTACAATATTTAAACCAGATATTATTAAATATCCATTAGCACAATGGCATCATAAACATCATGAAATGTTTCAATTTAATCCAGATGTGCGATTTCGAGAAAGTATAAGAAAGTATTTTTTTCATATTCAAAAAATTTGTGTATGTTATCCATCTTTAGTACAACATATGAATATTGGTTCATCAATTTATAAAAATAAACAACAAAATAAAGGTCATAAATGTAATAATTTTATTGGTACAGAAATTGATCCTAAATTTTATGAAAATCTTAATTAATTATAAGTAAATGAGTTTAATCATTTATATTTAATTATTTTCTAATAATAATGGATGTTTTAATAATAGCATCAGGAAAATCATCAAGATTATCTAATTATACAAAAAATAAAATACCTAAATATTTATTAAATATTGATAATTATCCTGCTTTAATAACAATCATAAATTATTGGTCAAAATATTCAAAACGATTTTTTTTAGTTATTCATGAAGATTATAATGAATTAACAAATTATGTAATTCAACATTTTTTAAATAAGTTAAAAGACCAAATACATATTTTCAATTATAATAATCAAGACGGTACAGCTTATACATTTCAACATATTTATCAACATCATTTAAAAGATTTTAATATTCAAAATTTATTAATAAGTTGGTGTGATATTTTACCAAAAGAAGATTTAAATACAAATATTTTTAACATAAATAATCAAAATAATCAAAATAATCAAAATAATCAAAATAATCAAAATAATCAAAATAATCAAAATAATTTATATGTTTTTACATATGGAAACAATTGTAGATATTTATTAAACAATCAAAATGAAATAATACCAAATAAAAATGGAAATGTTATAGGGATTTATTATATTCAAAATTTTCATTATTCTTTTCAAAATATTGAAAAAAATAAAGATATTGTTGAATACTTTAATAGTCATTCATCTTTCAATACTATAAAAAATTATAAACTGCAAGATTTATTAGATTTTGGTGATGAAGAAAAATATGTAGCTATTATTGAATTTCAAAATTCATCTAATAAAATAACATGTCGTAGTTTTAATGAAATATCTATTAATAATAATATTTTCTTAAAAAAAGCAATTAATGATAAAGGAATTGAAATTATTCAAAATGAAATGAATTTTTATAAATTTTTAAATAATCAAGAAGATGAAAATAATAAAAAAAAAAATCAAGAAAATCAACAAAAAAGAAATGAAATAAAAAGTTTATTTCCTAAAATATTAAATTTTTACGACTCCGCTTTTAGTATGACTTATTTAAGTGATTATATAAATTTATATAAATATTTAAATCAATTTAAAGAACCAAGACAACAACAAATAAATGAAAATATTATTAAAAAAGTAATTCAAAATTTAGAAAAATTACATAATTATCAAAAAAAAATAATACCTAAAACTCAATTTTTATTTGATATTAAAAATGAAACTTATGATAAACTAAATAATCGCATGAAAAATATACAAACTATTATAAATCATTTTCCTAAATTTATTAAAGTAAATGATGTTTATATAGACCCATATGAAACCATTATTCAAAAAATAAATAAATATTTATTTAATTATTATGAAACATTAAATATTTTTGAATATCATATTATTCATGGTGACACTAATTTTTCAAATATATTAATCAACCCAACTAATCAAGATATTAAATTTATTGACCCGCGAGGATATTTTTCAAGTAGTAAAATATTTGGTTTAGTTGATTATGAATATGCTAAAATATTATATGGTATTAGTGGTTATGATCATTTTAATAATCATCATTTTACAATTCAATCATTAAATGAAAAAGAAATTTATTTTAATATTTCCCAGATTAATGTTAGTAATGAATTTATTAATGAGCATTTTAATAAAATTCATAAAATCTTATTAGTTGTTATATGGCTTGGATTAGCAGAATATAATAAAAATAATATTTGGAAATGTTTAACATCTTATTATTACGGATTGTATTTAGGAACTTTATTAGAATTATAATAAGCAATTTATTCATAATTATAAAGAATAATCAAAACACCACCAATTCATTAATTCATTCATTCAAAACAATCATAACTTTTAATCATATTTACATTTTCATAATGTTCTTCAATAAAACCCGAATAATAATAGTTATAAGGATCAATAAACATTTGTTTTATTTGAGTAGCAAAACTTAAAGCATGAAATCCTTGAAAACTATCTTCAAAAGCAATCATTCTTTTATTTTGCCCAGCATATATTTCTTGAACTTTTAAATAACATTCTGGATCAGGTTTTCTTCTAACAAAATCTTCTTTTGTATATATTTTATCAAATAATTCTAATTCAGGAACTAATTTTTTAAATTGATTAATGGAAACTATTGAACTATTTGTCACCATTACTAACTCTTTATTTCTTTCTTTTAATTTTTTTAAAAATACATCACAATTTCCAATAAATTTATTTATTTTTACTCCAAAATCATTTTTTATAACTTCTAAAAAATGTTTTGATTTTTTTTCATATAATTTTATATAATCAATACTATATTTATTTAAAACACTATTAAATTCTGTTCTATCAATATTATGTAGCATTTTACAATATTTATTGAAATCTAAATCAAAATTAAAATCTACTCCTAAATCTTTAAATGTTTTTAAATAGGCTTTAAAATGATAAGGTTCAGTATTTAATATTGTTCCATCAAAATCAAAGATAAATACATCATAATCATCAATATTAAAAATATTTTTTGAGTCAGTCATTTTAATTATTAGATTATAAAAATAAATTTATTTTTAAATTTATATTATTTATAAAAAAAATTATAATATATAATCATTAAATAATTATTAAATAAGAATTTAATACTTATATTTTTTTATCTATCAAAGAAATAGCCAAATAATTAGTATTTAAAGGTGTTGCTTCTCTGTTTTTTTTATATTCATCAGTAATTAAATCACGACTATCACTAAACAATGTATTATAATTATATAAATTATTAGGATGAATACCTATAGGAAAATTTTCTTTTGTATCTTCAACAGTCCAAAGATTAAATAAAATAGTATTAGAAAAAGGAGGTGTTGTTAAAGAGCCTAACCATCTATAAAATTTTATATTTGGTAAATTATTATAAATTGATAAATCAAAAACTACATTTTTATTATAATTTTCTAATAATTGTTTAGCAAATGGAGCTAATTTTTTATTTTCATTTGTAATATATAAATGCATACCTATAACTAAAAATTTCTGAATATTTACTTCTTTTTCTATATAACTATGAACAAAATGAACTTCCATAGGATGATAAAGTTTATTAATTGTATTTTCTGATGCTGAATGAAAATGAAATTGTCTAAGAATATATTTTTTATTATCATACATTACATAAGAGTTTTCATTTATAGTGTCATATTGAATAAAATTATTATTAGGATAACTATAAAGTTCTTGTTTATCTGACCATTTTATTTCTAAGTTTTTATCATCTTCATTTAAATATATTAATTTTTCTTTATCATTATTAATATCTATTGGTGTTTTCATAACACTAAAATATTTTTTATATAAACTAGGCCATTGTAATCTTTGTTCATAAGACCATGAACTTCCATCTTTGTTTATAAAATGACAATCACACATATATAATATATAATATTAATAATATATTTTTTTAATTTTAATTTTTTTTTAATAATTTTTCTTCATTCAAAATTAAACGCTTATAATCTTCATCAAATAGTTTGTACAAAAATTTTGAATGATATTTAACATCTTGATTAAATTGATTTATAAAACCATCATGTTTTGTTTTATTTTTTAAATATGGAATATGAACACTTTTTAATCCAAAACATGCCAATAATTCATTTAAATCCTTTTCTAAATTTTCTTGTCTTCCTATAAAAAAACAAACATTCTTGTTATGTTCATTCACAATGTGCCTAATTTGAGGCATAAAACAATGCCAGTAAGTCCAACAGTTTAACTTAGTAGAATTCTTGTAGAATAATTCGAAATTTACATTTTTATATTGATTATTTTCCCTACAATATTTATAACCACTAATAAGTCTTTTTATTGGGTCTCGAATAAAAGTAAATATTTTATAGCTATTCCATTTAAAGTCATTCATATTCATAATTGCGCAAAGTTGAGGACTTGTTTTATAATATAAATAAGTACCAAATAATTTATTTTCATGTTTATCTACACTAACATCAACAATTCTACAAAATTGATTGTGATCAGGACGTTTTAAATAATAATTTTTAAATCCATAATGTTTGCTTAACACATTTGAAATATAAGAACCACCTGTTTTTGGAATGTGAATAAAAATTGCTTTTAAATCGTGATTTATTGAACACATAATTATATATTAATAAAAAAAAACATTATTTTAATCTAAAAATTAATAAAAATAATTATTTTTTTTTATATTATTTTTATAGATTTTATAAATATTTTTTTAAAAAAATCGAAATTGAATTTTATTTATGAAATAATATTATAAATGAGCACCAGAATAAATAACAGAATGAAAACTTTGAGAAAGAGAAATTTCAAAAGTACATATGAAAATAGTACAATTGATCTTAGTAGCAATACAAAATTAAAAGATGCATTGTTTAATAATGTTATTATTAGAGCAACTGATGTTGTTAATATAAATTTAGATAAATGTGTATTTTTGGGTTGTAGATTGTTATTAAAAAATGTAAGAAATCTTGCTTTAACCAATAATAGTTTTGTTAATCCATATTTAGTAAAAAATGATCCAGCTTATGTTAATTCTAAAGGAGAACAAGCTAAATATGCCAGAGGTATGGAGTTGGTTGATTGTGATATTGTTAAAGTTGAAAATAATGAATTATTAGGATGTTTAGGTGAAGCTATTTATATTGAAAATATAAAAAAAAATCCTTATAATATTATTAGAAAAAATAAAGTAGAATTATCATCTGTTGATGCTGTTGATACAAATTTAGAAGCTTCTATTTTTGTTAGAAATAATAAAGATGGTTATTTAACTATTACAGAAAATACAGTAAAAGATAATCTTCCTAATCCTAATCAAACAAATAGATGTGATGGTATTGAAGTTAATTTAAATAGAGCTAAAAATTATGCTGGTGATGATGGATTTATTGATAATGTTGCTGGACAAAGTGATGTTTTAACTACTTTAAATGTAAATATAACAAAAAATAAAGTATTAAACTTAGGAGGTTCTGCTGATGGTATTGATATTAATGTCGGAAACAATGGTATTTTAAATCTTAATGTTTTAGAAAATACTGTTTCAGATGTAGGTGATGAAGGTTTAACTTTAGATTCTTATGGACCTGTTGTAAAAATTAATGGTAATGTTGAAAATAATTATTTCAGTACTACTGGATCAAAAGGAGCCAGAAAAGATAAAGACGGAAATTATGATGAAGATGGATCTACTGATGGTATGGCATTTACTTTAAGTGAATTAATTGATGGAACTACTATGAAAAATGATTTTGTTAATTTAGCATATGATTTTGTTATTAGAAATAATACATTTGTAGCTGATTCACAAAATTTAGCTGGTACTAACGAAAGACCAGATAAAGCTGAAGGTATCAAAATTGCTGTTGGTGAAAAAATAGATACTGAAATAGGTGGTAATATTAATTTTAACAGTTTAATTGTTAATAATACTGTTAAAACAAGAGCTGGACCTGGTTTCAAAATTGTTATGTTAGAAAAAGCTAAAAATTTAAATTTAAAATCTGATTTAAAAGTATGTGATAATAGTTTCCAAAAATTCAATAATGCTAATGAACATGGAAAACCATATACAAAATTAAAAGATATTGGAGAAGTTGTTTTATTAGAAGAAGCTACTAATTCTAAAGTTAATGGTTTAGTAAGAGTTGATAGAAATAAATTTGAAGGTATGAATAATCCTAATCCAATTGTTTCTATTGCTAATGAAGGTGATGCATCTAGTGTATTAGGACTTAAAGCAGTAAGTAATGACAACCAAGGAGCAACTGTTAATAAAAATGTTTAAACATTTAATAAAAATAATAAAAATATTAATAAAATAAATTAGCATTCTTTTTTAATAAATTAGTTAAAAATGATTTAATTAAAATATTATAAATAAATACAATAATTAAATAATTAAAATATGTTTTATTTTTGTAATTTTTGTAATTTCTGTAATGAAGAACAAATACAAGAAATTGATAATATAAACATATTATATTATTTACAAAATTATATTGATAAATCTAATATAGAAAATAATAATATTATTTATAAAATTAATGAAATAAATAATGAATTATTAAAAAAATTAAAAAAAAAAAATAGAAAAGTGTCTTTTTATACAATTGTAAAAGTTATTTTAATTCCAAATCGTCATGAAGAAAAATATCATTATTTTATTAATGATTTACAAAATTTTAAAAATTTACAAAAATAAAATAAAAAATAAAATAAAAAATAAAATAAAAAATAAAATAAAAAATAAAATAAAAAAAATTTTTATATCAAATTTTTAATATACATTTATTATACATTTAATATATAATTAAAATAAAAATATTTAATTAACATCATTTATATTAGTAGAAAATAAAATATCAATATATTTTAAATTAAATTTTTTACCAACATTTGATTCAGAAGGAGTTTTACTATTTTGTAATAAACAAACTATAGTACTATTGTTTTCGATATCTCTAAAAATATATTTATTATCTTTAATAGATAAAAATCTAAATTTACCATTTTCATTTTCTTTTATTTCTTGAACTAAAGTTAATTTATTTATATTTAAATTAAATGTTTCTCCAATATAATCTCTTAAATTAGGATTATTAGCAATTAATAAAGCTACTGTGTAGTCTGTATGGTTAAAAAAATATACATTATTATCATAATAATTTAAAATTTGAATTAATTTATAATTTCCATTTTTATTTAAATGATAATTATTTGTAATATATACTTTGAAAAAATTACTATTTAATTTTTTATCTAAATTTGTATTATTCAATGTAATTTTAGTTAATAATAAAAAATTATTATTATAAATATTTATTATTTTCTTTTTTAGAGAAATATCTAAATTATTAATAATAGGAGTTTCATTTAATATAAAATCTAAATTTATTGGATTTAATGTATCTGTATAAACTTCTGCTAAAAATTTTGGATATTTTTCAACTAATATTGATTTTCCTATTAAAGAATTAGATATTTCAAACCTTTTTTGTACTCTAATTATAATATTTCCATTTTCAGTTTTACAATCAAAAACATTATCATCTTTTTTATTTAATAAAACTATTTTTGTTAAATTTGGTTGTTGATTTTCAACAATATCATATTTCCAATTTAAACCTTTATATTCTTTATATAAATTTAAATCATAATTATTTCCATATTGAAGATTATTTATATTAAAATCAGTTGTTATTACTATTATTTTATTATTTATTAAATCTTTAAAATAATTAATTTTTACTTTACTAATTATATTATCTTTTATATGTTTATCAATACTTTCGCTATAAATAAATTTATATTTACCATCTGGATTTAAATTAATATAATTTGTTTCAAATCTTTCAATTAAATTTAAATTGAATTTTTGTCCTATTGATTTTTCTGAAAATAAATTTAAATATCCTACATAAATTTTTTCTTTATTTTCTAATTCAAAAATAGAATGGTTTTCATCTACCAATTGTATTAATTTTCCTAAAACCATTTATAATAATTATAAATAAATTTAAATAAAAATATTAAATATTAAATTTAATTTTTAATATCGAAAAATTTAATTATACTATAAATAAAAATATTTCTAATAATTTTATAATTCAAAATATTCACCCATGTTCATATGTAAATTTCCAGCCAATTTTTTATCAACACTATATACGGATTTAATCATATATAAATAAGAAGTTCTTAAATTTGCTATTAAAAATACAAACATAAATAAACTTAAATAATCTCTTCTAAAATCAAAATCTTTATTTTTATTAATTGTATTCATTAAATTATAAACTAAAAACATATGTTGGTACATAAAAAATAATGAATAAACAATTAAAATTCTATCCCAATCATGAATATGTGAATCATTTCCAAAAATAATTTGACGCAATTCACGAACATCTCTTTTTATTAACATATATTTATGAATATCATTCATATTATCCATATTCGGTATATTATTCATATTCGGTATATTATCCATATTCTTTATACTTATTATTTTTTTATTTTTAAGTATAAATTAAAAAATATAATTTTTAATTATAATAAAAAAGATTATGAGTTAAAAGTCAATAATCTCAGATAATATTTTCATCATTTTCATTGTGTAGAAACATTTAAAGGTAATTAAATACTTTCCTTGTGTCAATAAAGATTGTACCAGATTTATGTTGTAGTTCATTATTTTTTTAGCTTCTAATACGTCAATATTGTTTTTTTTCACTTTATTAACATCAACATATTGCTCTGCCTTGTCAATTAGAATTGTAATAATTACACCAAAATGATGAACATATTTTTTACAATCTTGTAGAGTTTTATCTGCTTTTTCATAATTCTTCCACTCCACATCCAAGTGATTATCTTTAATTAAGAAGAAGTAGTGTAAGTTGTAATACAATTCTTCCATTGAAGCCACATTAAAATGAATTTTTGGTAATGAAAAAAAATGATTTACACCATGTTTTGCATCATCATTATTAAAGTACATAAACATTTTCGCAACTTCATCATCAATAGAATTAAAAAAAGATTTGACATGCTTGACATCTTCAACAATTTCTTTCTCATTCATTTTTGAGATAATATTATAATATTTATAAATATATATTCGATTTTTTTATACATTTTATGTACATAAATTTTAATTATTACAACCAGTATTTGCCGAAAATGCTTCTTTAATAATTGGTTGAATAGGTAAATCATATTCGATAATTTGTTGTGCACTTAAATCTTTAAACCATTGAGGGTATCCTGGTGCGGTATTATAAAAAGGAAAAAAATAACGTTCATTTTCACATTTAGAATTATCTATATTTTTAAATATATTATTTAATTTATTTCCCCAATTATCATATTCATTACATTTAGATGGTACATGATAATATGACCAATTTTCAGTTTCTTTTAAATCATTATGACATTTACGTAATATATCTTTTCCAATTTCATGATATTGTATAGAATTTCCATTTTTTAATCTTTTATCTACATTAGATACTATACATTTTAAAAATTTAGAATTTGGTTTAGCACCCATCATCCAGTTTAAAGGACTTCCATATCCATATAATGATTGTGAACATGCTTTTTTACTATGACCACATCCAAAACCTACATAATCATGATTATCCAAATTTTTATAATATTTACATAAACATTTTAATACTAATATATCAGCATCTATCCATAAACCACCATACTTATTTAATAATAAATATCTATATACATCTGCTTTATGTTGAATTTTCAATTGACAAATATTATAATCGGCAATTTCAGGAATATAATCTTTAATATTTGTTTCATTTAAATATATAATATCAAAACAATTTGAACAATTATGAATTACTGATTGATAACATAAATCAATATAACCAGGTTTTTTTTTACCAGGCAATGTTTCCCAGAACATCCAAATAATAGGCTTTTGTTTAGCTTTATTTGGATCCATCCAAATAATAGGCTTTTGTTTAGCTTTATTTGGATTTTCAAAACTTTCAATATGTATATTTATTGATTGATTATTAAAGTATGAATAAAATAGATATATAATTGAAAGTATAATTATAATGATTAAAAATATATGTAAATTATATTTAAAATTTAATAAATTACTATTTTTTTTCATATTATTAAATTATATTATTATTTTAATTTATAATTTATTATTTTTTAATTTTTAGAAAATAATAATTATATATTATTTTAAATTATAAATGAATAAAGAAACAAAAATTATTAATCCTGAAAATTTTACTAACAAAACAAATCAATATGAAAATCAACAAAATAAAAGTAATTTAAAAATTATTAATGGAAATGATACAACAGAATATATGAGAAATAAATTTAATTTTTTTTGCTCAATAACAACAATTACTTCAAGTATTCCATATGCGGGTGGTTCGTATATAGGAAAAAATATTATATTAACAGCAGCACATGTTGTATATAATTCAAATATTAATAAAATAAAAGTAAGATTTAATAAAAAAAATTTATATGATAATGGACTAAGTTATAATGTAAAAAAAATACTTATTCATCCTAATTATAATACAGAAACATTAGATAATGATATAGCTTTATTATTTTTAGATAAAAATCCTATAAATGATGGAATAAAATTTGTATATTTACCATCTGAAAGATTAAGTAAAAAATTATATATAACAGGAAAATTATCAATTATAATGGGTTATGGTACTACACAATCTAGTCAAATTAATCAACCTTTTAATCAAAAATATGCATTAATAAATATATTAGATAAAAATAAAGTAGAATTTCCATCTGAATGGATTACTGATAATATGATAGTTGCAGGTGATTATAATGATCCAACTGATCCAAATGACAATGAAGATACATGTCAAGGTGATTCAGGAGGACCATTATTTGGTAATTATGGATATAAAAGAAGTACAGTTGTTTATGGAATAACAAGTTGGGGAGTTGGTTGTGGATTAGATAATTTACCAGGTGTTTATACAAAAGTTGGTAATTATGTAAATTGGATATATCAAAATTGGAATTATGATAAATTATAAATACGTTTAAATTTTAATATAAAAAAATATGATTATTTATATTAAAATGGTAAAATTTATTTCTGAAATAGGAATAAATCATAATGGTTCAATGGATATTTGTAAAAAAATGATATTATTATCAAAAGTAGCAGGTGCGGAATATGTTAAAATTCAAAAACGTAATCCAGATGTTTGTGTTCCAGAAGATCAAAAAAATAAAATGAGAAAAACTCCTTGGGGTACAATGACATATTTAGAATATAAAAAACGAATTGAATTTAATGAAGAACAAATAAAAGAATTAGTTGATTATTGCAAAGAATTAGATATAGAATTTTTTGCAAGTGTATGGGATTTAGATTCCGTAAAATTAATGTCTAAATATACAAAAATTGCTAAATTAGGAAGTGCATCTATTAATGATTTAGAATTATGTAAAGCAACACGAAAAGCATTTGATTTTGTTATTATTAGTACAGGAATGAGTACTGAAGAAGAAATTGAAGCAGCTGTTGAAGCATCACAACCAAATGTTATTATGCATACTAATTCTACATATCCATGTCCTTATGAAGATTTAAATCTAAATTATATAAAATATTTACAAGAAAAATGGGGAAAACAAGCAGAAATTGGATATAGTGGTCATGAATATGGATTAGTGACAACATATGCTGCTGTAGCTATGGGTGCTAATTGGATTGAAAGACATATAACATTGGATAGAAATATGTGGGGAAGTGATCATTTAAGTAGTATTGAACCAGATGGATTAATTAAATTGGTAAAAGGAATAAGGTCTATTGAAAAAGCAACACAATATAAAGCGGGACCAAGAATACAATTTGAAGGTGAAAATTCTAAAAAAGAAAGTTTAAGAAAAAAAATGTAAAATTAATTTTGTAAAATTAATCTCTAAGAAAAAAATGTAAAATTAATTTTGTAAAATTAATGTAAAATTAATTTTGTAAAATTAATGTAAAATTAATTTTGTAAAATTAATGTAAAATTAATTTTGTAAAATTAAT